GCACGGACGGCCACGAGGGCCACTGGCTCACGGGCGAGGAAATCGTGCGGTGTCGGGATTGCGTACATCGCGCGTCAGACCCGCTGGGCGAGTATTGCACGCTATTCGACTTTGAGGACGTGAACAACCAGAAGATGCTAAACGGCTTCTGCTCTTGGGGAGAACGGAGGAAGGACGCATGAGCAAGCCTACGACAAATCTCGTAGAGCCTACGACTTTGCTGCCCTGCCCCTTCTGCGGTGGGCACGCTAACGTCGTTGAGGACGCGCCGATGTTTCCCAACCAAGTCTGGTACGGCGTGGGCTGCTCCAATCCAAACTGCACGGCATACACGGGATACGGCATGCGCCTGTTCGTCAACAGGGACGAGGCCATCGCCGCATGGAACAGGAGGGCCGAGCAATGACCACGACCGAGTTACTGCCATGTCCGTTCTGCGGACGGCCAGCCAAGGTCGAGTCTTGGTGGAGCGACAAGGAAGAGTGTGGGGTTGCCTTTGCGAGATGCACCAAGGAGTCCTACGTGAACGGGCCGGAATGTGCCCAAATCTGGGTCATGAGGGTTGACGCGAGGACGGCTAGACGCGACGCAATCACCATGTGGAACAGGAGGGCCGACCATGACTAGCGCGACCGAGCGCCTGCGTGCGCTGCTTGACGAGCGTGGGGTGGAGTGGAGGCCCATCGCGTGGAATCCCAAGAAAGAGACGTTTTACCATACGTCAGACGGCGTTGGTTTTTGTGCTGACGAGTACGTAGATGGGGTGAAGATTTACACCGATGCCATCATCGCCCCCGAGCAGGCCGTGGCCGCGACGCTGGGGCCGGGGACGTGCCACATCGACCTCGTTGGCTACAACCAGCGCGAGGACAAGTTCCAATGTCGTTCGTGCGACTGGTCTATATGGCTCAAGCATGGGACATGGCCGCGCTTCAACTACTGCCCTAACTGTGGCAAGAAGGTGGTCGAGTGACCGATTATGCAGAGAGGGCCAAACGCATCTACCGCATGCGCAAAGACGGTGCGACGTTCCGTGAGATTGGTGAGGCGTTCTCAATCAGCGGAGGTCGTGCGCGGCAGATATACAGGAAGGAAGAGCACCACGTAGATGGCTGCAAAGGCGACACGTACTGCTACTATTGCGGGCGCTCGTTGCGTGGTGATGGCGAATGACCGCCACGGCAGTCTACGTCGACCTGCTCCAGAGCGCGGCAATCCTGCTGCTGGCGATGGCGGTCATCGTCACCGCCGCATCCAACAGGCGGCGCTAGCTGGTAGAATGATGTCGATGAATCGCATACTGGACATCGGATGGACGAGCGCGCGCGACCTGATGAGGGCGGCGCGTGAGGCATCGAACGACTACGCGCGATGCGAGCGCCAGATGATCGCTCTCAGGCTCAAGGCAGAGGCCCTCGGTGGCGGGCAGGCAGGCACGACGTCAGGCACGCACGCACACGACTCCCTCGAGCGCAGGGTGGTCGCCCTTGCAGACCGAGAGCGCGACCTCGAGCAGCGCAAAACGCGCGACGAGCAGGTCATGGACGCGGCATGCGAGATGCTGTTTGGTGGCGAGGGCAGCGAGTGGCGCGAGGGCCTGTCGGCGCTGGTGCCCACGTTCTGGTGCGAGGGGCTTTGGTGGCACTACCTTCAGGGCGAGACCTGGGCGCAGGTCAGCGAGAAGCTGGGCTACTCAGCCGACCACCTTATGCGATGCGCTCGCAATGCCCTCGAGACAGCGGATGCCTATGGCCTCGCCACAGTGGCAGATGGGCTAGGAATTGCCGAGGATGCCAGTTGATGCCAGTTCATGACGGCATCCCGATGTGATATGACTACCCTGAGACTTTTGAGGCTCCCGGCGACGGGGGCCTTTTTTGTTAGCGAGGTGACACGTGGCGCAGGACATGTGGAGCACGCGCAAGGGCCGCAAGGTCAGGGCTCGCTGCTTCAGGCGAGATCGAGACGCCCATGCCCAGTGCGCCATCTGCCACGGCGAGCGAGGCCCCATCGACTACTCGGTGGCGCCATCGTCGACGCCACTCTCGTGGGAGCCTGACCACAAGAGGCCGCGAGCCAAGTGGCCCGAGCTGGCGCTCGACATGGCGAACATACAGGCCAGCCACAAGGTCTGCAACCGCGAGAAGGGCGCGAGGGCCGGGCTCACCAACCTCGGGCATCGCTCTCGTGACTGGTGAGTTTTCAACAATCTGGGAGTTTTCGACAGCCGGGAGGGGTGTCGAAATCTTGGAATGTTGAAAACTGGCCGGAGAATCGGCCGTGTGAAGCCTCCTCTCCCTCCGCAAAAACGATTGGGGCCGACATGCTGATGCGAGACGCCATCGAGGAGACCATCGACGAGGCCATCAAGCAGGGAATAGTCGACCCCAAGCTGCATTCCGCTCCCCTCGAGGCCGTGCGCCTGCTGGCCCGCAAGGCCGACGTCATGGCAGACGGCGACAACGTGACCCTGCCGACCATGCTGAAGTACCTCGGTGCGCTCCACATCGTGGACGTGCCGCAGCGAGGCAGGCCCAAGAAGGAGCGGCCAGCGGATGACGAGCAGCCCGGCAAGATGGACGGCATGAGGGGACGCCTCTATGGCAAGCTCCGCGCAGTCTAGGGTGGGCCGTGAGCAGCCACGCATCTTCACGCCACCGCTGCGTGCGCTTACACGCGAGACCACGCTCGGCTACGACGTGGCCGACTTCGCCACTGACGTCCTCGGCCTCACGCTGTTTCCGTGGCAGCGCTGGCTTTTTGCCCACGCGCTCGAGATTGTCGGCGACCTCGACGGAGAGTGGCACCTGCGCTTCCAGACCGTGGTGGTCGAGATCGGGCGCCAGAACGGCAAGACCACCATGGGCAGCGTGCTCGCGCTCTTCTTCCTGTACGTGCTGGGCGTCAGCCTGACGCTCGGCACCGCGCAAGACCTCGAGCAGGCCGAGGACACCTGGTCGATGTGCGTCGACCTTGCGCAGTCCAACCCCGACCTCGCCGCAGAGGTCGAACACGTCTGGTACACCAACGGAGCCAAGCGCCTGCAACTCACGGACGGGCGGCAGTACCGCGTCAAGGCCTCCACGCGCAAGGCTGGCCGCGGCAAGAGCGCAGACCTCATCCTGCTGGACGAGCTGCGCGAGCACCGCGACTTCGAGGCGTGGGGTGCGCTCACCAAGACCGGCATGGCGCGCGACAACTCGCTCGTCTGGTGCATGAGCAACGCTGGCGACGGCACCTCGGTGGTTCTGCGTCACCTGCGCCTGACCGCACACGCCGCGCTCGGAGACCCTGACGGCATCGTCAAGGCTCTGGGGGCAGACGTTGACAGGCCAGATGAGGACGGCGTGAACGACGCGGCGCTTGGCTGGTTCGAGTGGTCGGCCCCGCCAGATGCAGACCCCGCCGACCCCGAATCGTGGGCCTACGCCAACCCTTCGATGGGATGGCTCATCCAAGAGCGCAAGTTGAGGGCAGCGCACGCGACCGACCCCGCCGACGTCTTCAGGACGGAATGCCTCTGCCAGTGGGTCGAGGCCACCATCCAGCCACCGTTCCCCGATGGTGCGTGGCAGGGCGGCACCGACAGGGCATCGTCCATCCCCGATGGCGTGCCGTTCTCGGTGGGCCTCGACGTGAGCGCAGACCGGCAGCACAGCGCCATCGCTGTCTGCGGCAGGCGCTCGGACGGCCTGCTGCACGGCGAGGTCATCGCCTACGACCACGGCATCGGCTGGGTGGTCGACTGGCTGCGCGACCGCGTGGGCCGGGCAGGCTGGCCCGAGCCCATCCGCGTGGCCATGCAGGGCAGGGGCGCTCCCGCCTCGGCAATCATCGAGCTGGTCAACGCCATCGACGGCGTCGAGGTGGTCGAGTGCGTGGGCCGCGACCTCGGCGCGTGGTGCGGCAGGCTCTGGGATGCCGTGGCGGCATCGGAGCCCAATGCCAAGAGCGACGCCACGAGGCTGATGCACCGACCACAGCCGGTGCTCGACCTCGCCGCCAACGTGGCGACCACACGTCCAGTCGGTGACGGCGCATGGGCGTGGGACCGGGCCAAGAGCAGGGAGGACGTCTCCCCGCTCATCGCGCTCACGCTCGCCCATGGCCTCGAGACCAGGGTGCCTGCCAAGGACGAGGCCAAGAGAGTGCCAACGGCCTACGCATCCCGAGGGGTGCGGATGGTCTAGTCATGACAACCCCGACGAGGGGAGCAAAACTTGAGCATCTTCGACACGCTGCGTGCGATGCTGCGGCCAAGGCTCACCTATCAGGTCAGCATGGGGCCTTACGTCTCGGTGGCCGACATGGGCATTGCCGAGCTGTACCGCACGCAGCCCAACCTGCGGGCAGTGGTCAGCTACCTGACCGACAACGCCGCACAGGTGCCCATCAAGGTCTACGAGCGCGTGAGCGACACCGACCGCCAGCGAGTCATGGACTCGCCTGCCGCGCTGCTGCTGCGACATCCCAACCCCGACATGACGGCCTATGAATTGAAGCGCCGCATCTACGGCGACCTCTACCTCTATGACCGCCACGTCTCGATCATCGCACCTGATGCCAACTCCGACAGCGGCTGGAGGCTCCAGCCAGTGCCGGCGCGTTGGGTGGTGGGCTACGAGGGCTCCAACCCGTTCGCACCGGAGGCTCTGTACATCCAGAGCGACAACGGGCGAAAGGTGGCGCTCCCCGCCGACAGGTTCATCTACTTCCACGGCTACTCGCCAGATGACGTCACGCGGCAGTGCAGCCCAGTCGAGGCCCTCGCCGACGTGCTCCACGAGCAGGTCGAGAGCAACAGCTTCAGACGGCAAATGTGGCGCAACGGCGGCAGGTTCAACGCCTACATTCGCAGGCCCGCCGACGTCGAGGAGTGGACGGACGAGGCGTTCGAGCGGTTCCGTCAGTCGTGGGACGAGTCGTGGGGCGGGCGCAACGCCACCCAGGGCGGCAAGATGCCCATCCTCGAGGACGGCATGGAAATCCGCAACGTCCCGTTCTCGGCGCATGATGCCGAGTGGAGCGAGGCCAAGCGCCTCGGGCGCGAGGATGTCGCTGCCGTCTACCACGTCAACCCCGCGCTCGTGTGGCCGGGCTCGGGCCAGACCTACGCCAGCGCCAAGGAAAACGCGCGTGCGCTCTACAACGACACGCTCGCCCCGACGCTCATGCAGGTCACCGACCGCCTCAACTCGGTGCTGCTGCCGCGCATCGGCGAGCCCGAGGGCCACTACCTCGAGTACGACCTCACCGTCAAGCTGCAGGGCAGCTTCGAGGAGCGTGCGGCAGTCATCCAGTCGGCAGTGGGCGGGCCGTGGATGACGCGCGACGAGGCGCGTGCGATGTTCAACCTGCCGAAAATCGAGGGCGCCGACGAGCTTATCGTCCCGCTCAACGTCATCGAGGGCGGGCTCGCGTCTCCCCGCGACACCGACCCCACCATCGACCGCTACTCGCTGCCCGCCCCCGTCAAGTCGTGCGGCTGCGCCGAGTGCAAGGGCCACGAGCCCCTGCGCCACAAGGCGCTCGCCACCGACGAGGAGCAGCGCGAGGTCGCCGACGTGCTGGCCGCGTTCTTCGAGCGGCAGGCCAAGTCGGTGCTGCCGAAGATCGGCGCATCCAAGGGCCTCAAGGCAGAGGGCGACCCCGCGTGGTGGGACTCCGAGCGATGGGATAGGGAGCTGACCGATGACCTTATGTCGGTCGTGACGAGGCAGAGCGAGGCCGCTGCGATGCGTGCCATCTCCGACCTCGGCGCCGACGAGAGCAAGTACAGCGCGAGGCGCACCTACGCCTACCTGAGAGCGATGTGCCAGCGACGTGCCCAGTGGGTCAACGCCACCACGATGCGCGAGCTGGTCGAGGTGCTCGAGGGCGAGGGCAGCGAGACCGAGGACGATGCACGCACGCCCCGCGACGTCTTCGATGACGCGGCGTCGACCCGTGCCATCTCCGGTGGCAGCGCACTGGCAGTCGCAGTCGCAGGCTGGTCTGCGCTCGAGGCGGTGCGCCAGACCTCGCCGAGACGAGGCGCGACCAAGACGTGGGTGGTCACCTCTGGAAACCCGCGACCGAGCCACGCTGCGATGAACGGCGAGACCGTGCCCTACTCCGAGCCATTCAGCAACGGCGCGATGTGGCCGGGCGATGCAGACGCGCTTGACGTCGACGAGGTTGCCGGATGCCAGTGCGCAGTCGACATCGAAATCCCCTAGAGAAAGGCAACAACATGCCCAAGTACAAGATGGCCGCTGGCGAGGCCCAGATGCCGGCAGACGGCATCGTCGAGGGGTACGCCTCGACGTTCGACCGCGAGCCCGACTCCTACGGCGACGTCATCGCCCCCGGCGCGTTCGCCGACACGCTGGCCCGCTGGCGCGAGACCGGCAAGCCCATCCCGCTGCTCTACGGCCACTCCACCGAAGACCCCGAGTACAACATCGGCAAGGTGGTCGAGGCCTACGAGGACGAGCGTGGCCTGTTCGTTCGCTGCGAGTTCGACGCCGACAACCCCAAGGCGCAGTACGTTCGCAAGCTGGTGCAGCAGGGCAGGCTCTATCAGTTCAGCTTCGCCTATCAGGTGCTCGACGCAGGCACCGTCGAGCTGGAGAGCGGCATCGAGGCCTACGAGCTGCGCAAGCTCGACCTATTCGAGGTCAGCCTCGTACAGATTCCCGCCAACCAGCACGCCGAGGTCACCGAGGTCAAGAGCGACCCCAAGTGCATCGGCGAGGTCTACGTCGACATCGTGCCCCGCGTAAAGAGCGGGCGCCGCAACTCCAAGGCAGACGAGGACGAGCTGCGCCGCGTGCTCGACCTCGCCAACACCATTGCAGCCACCGTCCAGTCGCTCATCGGCGACGAGCATGACGAGCCCGACCAGCCCGAGGACAAGCCCGAGGAGCCCGAAGGGGCCAAGGGCGAGGATTCGACGGCCAAGGAAGCGCTCGACGCGCTCAAGGACGAGGCCATAGCACTGTTGACCAACCAGTAAGGAGGTAGGCGCATGCCCACCATCAACGAGCGCCTCGAGGCGGCAAAGGCCGCGCTGGTCGAGGCCAAGGACGGCGATGACGCCGAGGCCCTGTCCTCTGCCATCGCCGAGTTCAAGGCCGCGAGCGAGGCCAAGGAGGAGGCCGACGAGGCCGACTCCCTCATCAAGTCCCTCACCAATCCCAAGGAGGAGAAGCCCATGGACGCCATCACCGAGGCCAAGACCATCGGCGAGTACGCTATCAAGAACCTCGACCTGACCGCCATCCGCAGCGGCGCCGCCAAGACCGCTGGCACCGAGTACGGCTTCAAGGCCTACACCGACCCGCAGGTCTCCCAGACCATCCAGACCTACTCGACCGACGTGGCCGACCAGGGCCTGCGCGACCTCGCAGTGCGCAACGCATTCGGTGCCGAGCAGATTTCCGGTAACGCCATCACGTTCTTTACGCTTGGCGCCAAGGAGGACAACTCCGCTCCCAGCCCCAAGGGCGTCAACGAGGCCGCTGCCAAGCCTCAGTTCCACATCGTCGAGGGCACCGTCACCAAGGCCCTGCAGAAGATCGCTGGCTGGTTCTACGAGACCGACGAGCTGCTCGAGGACAACCCCTACCTCGCCTCCGCGCTCAACAACCGTGGCCTCTACGAGCTTGACGCCGCAGTCGAGGACTACCTGCTGACCACGCTCGCCGCGACCTCCGGTATCGGCGCCAAGACCTACGCCAACGGCACCAGCATCAATCCCGACGTCATCCTCGACGCCATCATGGACGTCAAGAAGGACACTCGTTTCAACGCCGACGCCATCATCATCAACCCCGCCGACTACGCCATCCTGCGCAAGCTCAAGACCGCGAGCGGCTCCAACGAGTACGTTGGCGGCGGCTTCTTCTACGGCCCCAACGGCAACCCCGTCACCGTCCAGCCTGGCATCTGGGGCCTCGACACCATCGTCACCCCCAACATCACCTCCGGCACCGTCCTCGTTGGCGCGTTCAAGCAGGGCGCGACGGTCGTGACCAAGGCTGGCGAGGGTGCTCGCATCGAGGTCGTCACCGGTGACCACGATGACGCCATCTACAACCGCGTCACGGTCGTTGTCGAGGAGCGCCTCGCGCTGGCCGTCCGCTATCCCAAGGCGTTCGTCAAGATTACCGAGGCCGCTTCCTAGGCAACCGCGAAGGGGCCGCGCGAGCGGCCCCACCGCTGACATGGAGGTCACCATGCTCCGCATCTACCGCGCTCCAAACGGCAGCACCTACCAGTACGAGGAGGGCGAGCAGCCCGAGGACTACGTGCTGGCAGACGAGCCGAAGGCGGCTCCCAAGAAGACGCCGACCAAGCGCCGCACCACCGCCAACAAGGCACGCAAGACCGAGAACAAGTAGGAGGCTGAGATGCTCACAGCGTGGGGCTACGAGGTCGACGAACTGCCTGACCTCATCACTCCTGAGCAGTTCAGCGACGCGACCGATGGTCGCTACGACGGCGACGGGCGCATCCCCGGCGCCATCGCCGCCGCCTCCGCTGCCATCCGCTCGTTCTGCGGCTGGCACGTGGCACCGGCGCTCGACTGCTCCATCACTCTCGACGGCGAGGCTGGCGACATCTGGCTCCCGACGTGCGCTCTCAACTCCGTGGCCTCTGCGACCGTCAACGGCTCAGAGGTCGAGGTCACAGGCCACAACAGGCGAGGCCGCGTGAGGCTCGCTGGCTGCGGCTGCTGGCGAGGCGGGCTCGGCAACGTCACCGTCGACTACAACGCAGGTTTCGACAGCGACATCGCACCAGACCTCGTGAGCATCGTGGCCAAGCGAGTGGTGGCAGAGGTAGCGCTAACGACCTATGGCGTGGCCAGCGAGAGCGCAGGCGGCGTCTCCATCAGCTACAGCGGCACCGCTCTTTCCGACTCTGGCGGCACCTACCTGCCAGACGATGTCAGGCAGGCGCTCATGCCATATAAGCTGGTGAGAGCCCATGCTGCCTAGCTGGTGCAAGGACGTGGTCACCGTGCTGCGTGCCCCGCTCGTCGACAGCCGAGGCACCAAGGTGCGCGACTGGTCGCAGGCGACCTCGCACGAGGTGACCGGCTGCTCGTTCCAGCCCGCCAGCACGTCGACCGACTACGGCAACGTGAGGCTGGGCATCACGTTCGACGCGATCGTCTACATGCCACCGGGCTCAGACGTCATCGCCGAAGACCGCATCGTCTTTGACGGCGTGACCTACGCCATCGACGGCGAGCCATACGACTGGCGCTCTGCCACTGGCCGCGTCAGCCACCGTCAGGCACGCCTCAAGACCTGGAGCGGCTGATGGCTGGCAAGGTGCGCGTCGAGGTCGACCTCGAGTGGTCTGGCCTCGTGGCGCTGATGAATTCGCAGGGCGTCTCGGCAGAGTGCCGCTCGAGCGCAGAGCGCATCGCGGCCATGGCCGGCGACGGATTCCACGCGACGCGCGAGTACCGTCCCGGCTCCCGCGTGCTCTACCGCGTCTACGGCGACTCCGATGACGCACGAATCGCAGAGGCAGATGACAAGGTGCTATCGAGGGCGGTGAGCGCATGCAGGTCGTGAGGCCAATCGACATAGAGGATGCCCTGCGCATCGACCTCGCCCACATCATCGGCGAAACGGTCACGTGCTGCGCACCGCCTGCACCGGATGCCCTCGAGGCCATGACGGTCTGCGTCACCGCGCTCGGTGGTGGCCAGCAGTCTGCGGTCTCCCACGAGTACGACCTCAGCGTCGACTGCTGGGCCTCGACGTGGGCAGAGGCCGTGGCGCTCGCCGACGAGGTGCAGGGCATCGTCTCCTCGCTCCCATTCCGCACCACCGCGACCGGGCGACACTACGTCACCGCCGACGCAATGGTGCCGTACAACAACCCCGACCCACGCCGACCGCTGCTGCCGCGCTGCACGTTCCGCGCGACCGTGGGCGTGCGAGGCGTGGCCAACCTCTAAGGAGGCATGCCAATGGCTGGCATCAACCCCGCGCAGGTCTACCTGCCCTCCCCCGACCAGTCGACCACGACTGGCGCAGTGGCCGTGGCGCCGCTGAACACCGCAGCCCCCACCGATGCCCGCACCGCGCTGCCCACCGCGTGGCAGTCTGGCGGCTACATCGACGAGAACGGCATCGCGCTCGGCATCTCCAAGTCCTTCACCGCCATCAAGGACTGGGCCATGTCGAACGTGCGCAAGGCCCTGACCGACTACGACGGCACCATCTCGCTGTCGTTCCTCCAGGTCGACCAGTTTGCCGCCGAGCGCATCCTCGGCGCGGCCAACGTCGACGTCACTGCCGCTACCCAGACCGCTGGCCAGAACATCAAGATGGGCATCGGCCCCAGCGTGGCCCCCGCCGAGTCTTGGTGCTTCTCGATGAAGGACGAGAACAGGCGCATCCGCGTCTACATCCCCAACGGCCAGATTACCGAGATTTCGGGCGACGTCTCGTTCACTCCCGGCGCTGCCAACGTCTGGCCCTGCACCCTGTCGACCTACGACGATGGCACCGGCCACTCGATCTACGTCATCTACGACGATGGCGTTGTCTCGGCCTAAGCGCTAACAACGAAGGAGGATGGCCAGATGTTCGTGATTCCCGAGCCCGCCGAGCAGTTCCGCTTCAAGGTGGGAGACGACGAGTACTCTATGCCGCAGGTGAACGACCTGCCCA